AGAAACCAGCGACTTGTTGTTTTCTTAAATCGTTTTCTGAAATTTTTACACGATGAATAATTGCTTCCGCATCATCTAATGAGGTAGCTGTGTACGGAACAATTAAATCATCTGCTGGAACAAATTTACTTACGGCTCTTTGTTCCATTTCATCGTAGTAAACTTTTTTAAATGTACTACCTGAAAGTGGTAAATGAAATAACATAGAGTCGAACTCAGGTTCGTATTCTTTCATCTTCTCCATGATTTCATAATTCATGTAATCTTTGACACGTTCTGCTTGACTTGTTTTTTCAGCAGACGGTACTCCTAAAATTTGTGTTCTAACTGGTCCGTTAGCTGGTAATAATTCTTTGTATGCTAACGCTTGAAACTGTGTAACCGCTTCAGCTAAAACTGGGTGAGTTGCACCTGATGCACCTGAGAAAGGTTCTGTTCTGTTGTCGTATTTAAAACCTAAAAGGTCTAGACCTTTTGTGTAAGTTTGTTCCCAGTCTTTTCTTGAAGAAGTGTAATCTTGATATTTTGAATTTAAGTCTGATGCTAATCTTCCTAATACTTCATCAGGTAAAAAATCTGCTAAGTTTGCATAATGCTCATCACCACCTTCAGGTGATGCTGCACCTGGATCTAAGTTAATATCTACTGATCCATCTTCATTTTCTTGTACTTCTACAGGACCAGGAGACTCTTGTTGTTCTTCAACTGTCTCTACGATCTGTTCTTGTATCTCTTCTTCACCTGGAACTTCAAATGTTTTTCTTGGTTCGTTTGGAAGCGATTTGTCTGTTGCCATTTATTTTCTCCGTAAGTTTTACATGTTTAACAGTATTATAGGATAAATTCAAGCCCTGTGGCATGGGTCCGGACTTCGGTGGTGGGCCACTTTTTTTACCTTTAGAATACATTATTTAATTCCTAGTTTCTTTTTTGTAACAGGTCCTAATCTATCCACATCATAACCCATGTCCTGTAACTCTTTTACTGAAATATTTTCAGGTCCAAGTTCATCTATTAAATCATCTATATCTTCTATTCCTTCTTCGACATCCTTCAGTTTACCATCATCATCTGGTCGAACTGTATATTCATCATACTCATCTGGAACAACTCCTGCACTTTCATCTGACTGACCTTTAGTTAAAGTTAGTTCTTGTTCTTTGTATCCACCACTACCATCTGGATCTCCTTTTCTAATTTTAATTTGTTGACTACCTGTATTTAAATCTTCGTATAATTCATAGTCTGCATCTGAAGTTCTATAAGAAGTAACTTGTTCTCTTTCAGAACTTTTTAATTGTCTAGTCACATCCTCTCCAAATTTTTTAATTTTATCTACAAGTTTAAAAAAATATGGTGGTGCACCTTTTGCTGTCTCTACTATTTTAGGTGCAACTTCTGCAATGGGTTCAGCTGTTTTAAAAAATTTTCCAACAAAAGGTAAAGCAGTTAGTCCACCTAAAATCTTCATAAACTTTCTTTTACTTGGATCATCAGGTCCATCTGCGAAACCTACACGTCCTCCTAATTCATAACCTCTATATTGTTTTGCTGCATACTCATCTATTAAATCTTCTTGATAAGGAGTTTTAGTTAGAGCATCTGCTTCCTGCATCATCGCTTGTGCTCTGTTTTTTAAAGTTCCAATGCCAGTTATAGTAGCTCCAACAGGAGTTGATATTCTTGCACCTTTAGCCATTAAAGGTCCTAATTTTTTGACTGTTTCTGGAAGTAATAAATTTAATCCAACCATAGGTTCTGTTACAGCATCGGTAAAACTTTTTCCTTCATCCATACCTGCTTTAGTTTCAAGTCCTGCATAACCAACAGCAGCTGGTAATGATCCAAGAGTTTTAATTGTTCCTCTACCTACATTTTGTAAAATTTTTAAAAGTTGTGGTCCGTATTTAACCGCACCTACAGATCCTGCTGCGACAGCCTCTGCAGGTATACCTGTATCAGTTTGTTCTTGTGAAACGGCTACACCTGGATCAATAGGTTTAGACATATCATCAGCTCTAACTTCTTGATCAAAACCCATTCCTTTATAAGCTCCGTATCCAACTAATCCTGCAGTTGTTATGGCTGGAAATTGACTAAATAGTTTTAACGAAACTTTAGAAGTTGGATTTAAAAAAGCTTTTTTTAATGGTGCAATTAATTCAGGTGCTTTTTGTTTTGCATAATTTAATATTGATTTTTGAGAATCAGGATTAGATAAAATGTTTTTAAAATCGTTTGGAACAAATCCTCTTTTTACTTCTAAGTCAATTGCTTTAGGTAATTGTTTAGTTAAAAATTTTACTTGATCTTCTTTAGGAATATTTTCCAATTCTTTCATTGTCATAGAATCTCCTAAAACATTAGAAAAAGAATATTTCTTTTTTATTCCTTGAAAAGAAGTTTCAAGTGTATCGGGATCAATAGTTACACCTACTAACCTTCCACTAGTATTTTTAACTATGTCTGTAACTTGCTTATTAATATCTTTTAAATTGTTTTTTAATTCAGTTGAATTTGGATTCTTTTTTAGTTTTTCAAAAATATCATATTGTTTTCTATACAATCTATCTAATTGTATTTCGCTAGGTTTTACAATTATCTGGTTTATTAATCTTGAGTCTATACCCATTATATCAGTATTAAACTCTAATCCTAATTTAGCCATATGAGTTTTAGAAACTCTGTGTGCAGTGTCCATTTTTTTCTGTAAATCTAAATCTTGTAATATGTTTGTTTTAGCTGACCTAATTCTATTTTCTTGTAAAAAAGAAGAAGTTTGTTTTATAAGATTTTTAGTATTCTTTATAATGTCAGCACTTGTTTTACTTGGAACTGTTGCATATTTTAAATTTAATTTATCTACAAAATATCTCACTGCTCTTCCCGCTTGTTTTTCACTAATAGGAAATAACTCTGCAAGTTCTTTATTTGAAAAATCTACAACTGCTTTTTGCGGTTGTAAGACTCTAGCTCTAATAGCTTTTATAAAATCTTTTTCCATCTGTTTATCAGGAAAAACAATATCAGTTGGTTTTTCAGAGCCTCTTTTCATTTTAAGAGAGATACCTTTACCTTTTTCAAATTTAACAGGTTTGGTATCCATTGTAATTTCACCCCTATTAATTCTTAATCTTTTTTCTTTACTAATGTCTGTTGTTCCATAAACTTTTTTAGCAATCTCTTCACCTTTTTTTGATAAAGGTTCAAATAACGGGTTATCTGCTCCTTTTGGAGTTGTTGCTCCATAACCAACTCCAACGTTTTGACCTTTCTTTAACATGTTTCTTTGATTGTTAGTTAACTCTTCCCATTTTTTATCGGGATTATTTTTCAACCAATTATTAATATATTTTTGTTGATCTTTAGGTAATTCAGAAACAGGAATCAAAGGTCTATTAAAACCTTCTCTTGTACCTAAATCTTCTCCTTCTATAACACCGCCACCGATTGCCCGTTCTTCTCTTTCAACAGTGCCAATACCTTCAGGTACAACGTCTCTTAATCTTTGATAACGTGCTCTGTCTTTAACATAAAGTTGTAAATCTTTAACAGCATCAGCTGCTTCTTGCATAGTAAAAGTTCCTGCATCAACACCTTTTTTTGCAAAAGCATTTAACCTATCTGCGATGTCAGCTGTTGGTAAAGTATTATTGTGATATGCTAAAACAAATATCTCAGCATCATTTCTAAAATCAGTTATGTCATACTCTGGTATTGGATTACTTGTAGTAGTATCCATCTGCATTGACTTTGGTGGTTCTACTATTTCTTCTGTGCCATCAGCTAAATTTACACGGCCACCAGTTGCTCTAAAATGTTCTCTGCCTCCACCTTTGAATTTACCAGCACCTGTAGACATTCTCATATAATCTTTAAGAGATTTTTTGCCGCCAGTGCTTAAATAATATTTATAAGCTTTCATCATGTCTTGAAAAGCTTTATCTTCTGCTGATCCAAAATCAATTTCTACAACTTCACTTGAACCGCCGCCATTAAAACCCGGACGAGTTAGATAGGCCATCATCTGTTCGTATTCGCCTATCTTCATTACATCCCCATCAAATAATTTAGTCCGCCTTCTGCGTTTGGTTTTCTATCTTCTGGATCAAACTTTTTTAAAATATCTTCTTGTTCTGTTTCTTCTATTAAATCTAACATCTCTTTATCTTTTAATCCTTTTGATGGATTTTTAGGTATCTCAATATCAAACAAACCTTCTATCTCTAACATCTGATCCATATCTTTCATGCCGCCACCTCTTGCATCTATTTCAATCATTTCTTCTGCAAGATTTTTTACATCTGTAATTGCTTCACCGAAAGTATCAGCAAAAGCATCTATTGGATCTTTCTTACCAATCTCAATTCCTTTTTTATCTAATATTCTTCTAGCTAATGCTCTAGTGATTCCTGTTACCTGATCCAAACCACCACCTGGTCTAAATGGATTCTTTAAGCTTTCAAGCCCTGATGCCTGATCCGGTGTATCTTGTTTTTTTGTGAAAGGAACTACGTCACCTTCTTTTCTGGTGCCTGGTTCCTGCTTCTTGCCTCTAGCAAATATTCTTTCAATTTGTTTTTTAAGTAATGGTGTTACTTCACCAAACTCTTGTTTAGCCATGTTGAAAGCATCTTCTATTTTTCTGATGCCACCAGTTCTAACCATGTTACCAAGTGCTAATAAAAATTTTCCGAGTTGTCCCATTAGTAATATGTCCTTTGTTTCTGAGGCAGCTCTTCATCCTGATAGTCTTCAGGGTGTTGTATCAAACCACCTTGTCTGAATCTCATCACAGCTTGAGTCATAGAGTCGACCAAGTCATCATGGTCGCCATATGGAAATGCTGCACATTCTTCAATGACTTCTTGTGCAAATTCCATTTCTTTAGGAGCATATATTCTCCCGGACTCAAACAGTGGAGAAACACTGTTCACTCTTGTATGTTTATCATTTCCTTTCGATGGTGTAAAGTTAATTACTGGGATTCCCATTTTTCTAAGCTCGTATGTCAAAGGTAATCCAGATGCTTTGGATTCAATAATCACTGTCTCAGGATTCTAGTAGCCGTACTGATCCATAGCTATTCTACGTAGTTCAGGAAACTCGTATCTTCCTTTAATTGCATCAACCAATATTAATGCTTTTCCAGAATCTTCATCAGGTGTAAAGACTCCCCATGTCGTTATCGCAGAATAATCTGCAGAAGATTTTTTCATAAACGCTGTATCATAAGATTGTATAACGTGTTCTAGTGGTGGTATATCTCCTTCCCAATCTTGCCACCATTCTCTCTTAATTAGTGCTCCCTCTTCTCCAGTTGGATTTTGCATGTACTGTGCATTCCACTTTGAAAGAGGGATAGACGCTTTTACTCCTTCTAAATCTTTTATGTTCCAATATTCAGGCCACAGGGGCTTACCAGAAGGTAAGATAGCAGGAAATTCTATCACCTCCCACTGATCTGCTTTAGGTTCTTTTTGTGCAGAGATTAATCTACCAGCCAAATCTTTTTGATTCCATCGTGTCATTACAATCACAATAGTTCCTCCTGGCTGCAAACGTTGTCTAGGTCCTGATGTATACCACTCGTAAGTCCGTTCCAAAGCTTGAGCATTCATTGCATCTTGTTCAGTATGCGGGTCGTCAATAATCAGAAGATCAGCACCACGACCTGTAATCGCAGATCCAACACCAGCAGCATAATATTCACCACCTTGTTGTGTTTCCCATTTACCTGCAGCTTGAGAATCTTCTTTGAGTCTTGTTTGAAATACTTCTTTGTACTCAGGTGAATCCATAAGTTGTTTTGCTTTACGACCAAACCTTACAGATAATTCAGTTGTGTTTGTAGATTGTATAATTTTTAATTTAGGATTACGACCTACCATCCATGCCGGTAATAAGTATGAAGCAAATTCAGATTTAGTATGTCTAGGTGCCATATTGATAATAACACGTTTTACTTTTCCATTTGCAATATCGTTAAATTTTTTTGCCACTCGTTTGTGATGGGACCCTTCTATAAAATCAGGCCACACGTGTTTTACAAAAGCCATAAAATCGTTTTGGATCTGAGACTCCTTTTTCTTCTCTTTCCACTTGTTCATGTAAAGAGCTAGTTGTCTTTTGACATCAGGCGGCAGCTTTTCAAATTTTTTTAATTTTTCTTTGTCTAGGTTCATAGAGGCTTTGTAAAGTATTTCATGCTTATCAATGTATAAATCTTAGCATAAATGTCAAATATTGGGACCCCTTTTTTACAAAAGGTAATTAACTAAAATAAAAAATTGCAAATTTTGGATGGGCCCTGGTACCTCTACAGCCTGATGAGGTACCAGAGATAAGAAAGGTTAGTCCAGTAGGACCATGTATTGTTTGGTAAAGTTTTTACTAAACCAATCCAATCCTGTTCTAACTGTATTATAATCCTGGAACAATTCAGCCCCAGTAATTACATCGTATACAGCTACAGCAAATGCCGGCAACGTACATGAGTCGCCGCCAAATCTGTTTCTTACAATCTCTTCCTTTGTTGGGTCTTCTGGTAAAGACACAGCAAAAGGGAGTTTGTATTGTTTATTATTATAAGTAATTGTTTTCATATATACCTTTCTATTAATAGGATTATCCTATTACAGCTGCCTTGTTTCGTCAACAATTAAATCCCATTCATTCCAACCATAACTACTTGTCTTTTTTACAGGGTCCAGAATAGGTGTTTCAAGGCACTCGGTCCTAGGGTGTAATCTTATAAATTCTTCCCAATGTGCATAGGCAAAATCGTTCCAACAACCTTGACTACAAAAATGCGAAAAGAAATTATTCGCGTTCCATGATGATTGTTTTATCTTACGAGTTCTTAAAACCTTTGAGCCCTTAACACCTCGCACTCTGTCCACTGTGTGATTTGTATGGCACTTTGGACCATGACACCAATTAAAGTCACTCATGCTAATACTCCTAAAAATAAAATTAAACCAAAAAAGAAAACGCAACTATAAAATTCAAAGTCTGTCATTTTTATCCCTTTCATTTAAAATGTTAGTTAGATTAGTAATTAATAATCTAAGATTTAATGTGTCAAGTAACTTGGCATTTTTCAATGCCAAGTCAAACTTATCTGCCTGATATTTTATATCATGATTTTTTGAATGTACTTCAAAATGTTCTTCTTTTTGTTCAGCCATTAGTACCTCACTGTCCAAGATTTTTTAGCAGTTCTATAACCCCATTGATCTAAATCAAAGTAAGTATATAAAGCCTCGCCAATTTTAGAAGTCCAAAATCTAGACTTGTCATCATGAGTACCTGTTCTCGTGATGTGCTTTCCGTCTTTGTTTGAGTAGTAAGTTATTTTAAAGTGTTTGTCTTTTATCATTTTTACCTTTCTGTTTAATAGGACAATCCTATCATGGATTGCCCTATCTCGTCAATAGTTAATTTAAACTATTTTGTTCTTCTTGTAGCAGTTGTTTTGCTATTGCTATTTTTTCCTCTTTTGTTTGTTCAACCTCATCAGTTAAAAGATCAGCTAAATTTGTTGGACTATAAATTGAAAGAGCCATACTAGAATGTGCGTCTAATATACTTTCATTTAAAACTACACCAAGTTTATCAGCTAACTCTTTTGCTTGGTCAAAGTATCTGTAAGATTTTAAACCAAGTTTTAGTTTTTGCATTTTCTTATCGACATGGTCAAAAAGATTTTTATGTGCAAGAATTATATTATCCCTTGCAATATTAAAATCTTGAAACCATTTATATTCTGCCTGATTAGTTTGAAACATACGACTATGACAATAAGATGTTCCAATAACAACAAGTTTAAAATCATTTGCCCATTTATCTTTTTGGAAATCTGATTGTCCACTTACATCATTACGATTACCATAACCCAAATAATTATTAACTTGACTTTCGGAATTATAATAAGTCGGATTTCTTTTATCGTATTGGTTGTTAAGTCTTACATCATAATCTGCGTCAATGCCTTTTGCTCTCATCTCATCACGATAGTAAGCAGTTAAAAATTCTTTATCTGCTTTAAACTCAACATGAACATCATCAAATTTTTCAATCGGATTGTCGTTGTAGTCGGTGTCCATACGAGGTGTATCAGTTTGAACATGAAAACAATTATCATCATATAATCTTCCACCACTATCGCCATACTTATTAACCATAGAACGAATTGTATCTACATCTTCTTGTGGTTGATGAAATCTTACAAGTTGATTAATTTTAACTTTTGCTTGTTCTCGCAAATTGTTGTATGTTTCTTTTGCGTCTTGCCATGCTTTCTTATATTTTGAATTACTTTCAAAATGATCTTGAAATACATCAGCAATCACTTTTCGCTTTTCTGCGTTAAGTGTTATTCTTTTTTGTTTTTCCATTTTTTACCTTTCAGTTAATAAATTTTTTATACACTATTGACAATTCTAGTCAAGAGGATTATATAGGATATATCAATTAAGTTCAAAACTTACCTCTGATTGATACTGTCTTTTTTGTAAGTTTTAGAGAGCACCTAAAGAAAAACTTTCAGGTCATGCCCAGTGTCACACCTCGCTCCTTGCGACGTCTTCACTGGGTGATGGTCCCTGGTTTCTTCCATATACTAGCTTAACCATGGAGGCGGGAGAAACCTGGAACTAGATAACAGAAAGGAAAAATTTATGAGTAGAAAACCCGGCATCCCAATGGAGAAGATCTACATCGGGCACTGGCGCTGGCTGCAGGCCCAGGGGCCAAGCTACAAGCAACAAGCCTCGAGCTGCAAGCTTCAAGCGTCAAGCTTAACAAGACAAAATTATTTAAAAGTTTTATTGCACAAACCGGGTCGACGTGTTAAAAACAGATTTAACAGAAAGGTATAATTATGAATACACAAGAAGCTTTAAAAATAGTGGGAGGCCTAAGCAAACCTTCTAAGATGCCTGGATGGGCGTATGGGTTACCAGCTGCAGAATGCAAGACCGGATCTAAACTGGCACAACAAGACAACACAACTTGCTCAGGGTGTTACGCTCTGAAGGGTTGCTACGTGTTTCCGGTGGTCCAGGCTGCACAATACAGAAGACTGAAAGCTATACGCTCACCGTTATGGGTTGGAGCTATGGCACTTTTAATAAATTCTAAAAAATCTAAATGGTTCAGGTGGCATGACTCCGGGGACGTCCAGGACGAAGAGCACCTATTAAAAATTTTTGCTGTTGCTAAGTTAACGCCGGAGACCAGTCACTGGCTGCCAACGCGTGAAGCGTGGACCAGCAAATACTTGAGCGCTAAACCTGCAAATTTAAATTTAAGATTTTCAATGCCGATGGTAAACCAGGCGCCGGCTGGCGTCTGGGCCAACACTTCAACCGTAGTATCCGGATCAGGGAGAACTTGCCCAGCACCTGATCAAGATAACGAGTGTAAAGACTGTCGAGCGTGCTGGGACCTTTCTGTAAAAAATGTGGCTTACGGTAAACACTAGTGAGCCACGTTTTTAAACATCCAAAGTATTATAAAGAATTACAAGCTTCTTTGAAGAAGGAGGCCATTAGCTCCGACGGATCGACGGATCCCGAGGAGCGTGCGCCGAGCAGCAAGCCACAAGCTTCAAGCACCAAGCCACAAGCGTCAAGCACCAAGCAAGTCCAGGTGCCGGATGCAAGCGTCAAGCCCCAAGCACAAAGGGTCAAGCGCCAAGCCGCAAGCGACAAGCTCCCTGATTCTTGATCCCTCATAAAGTTTTGAGTTCTTGTCTCTGGCATCAAGAACTAGGATAAATGTATTGTCAGGATGTTTCACGTGAAACGCTATTTGATGTGGCGAAAATGTGACTTTGTTTGTCTTTGTAACTTTAAGCTCTACAGTGAAAAAGTGCCGATTATTATTATAGACCAATAGATCAGGAGTACCGGGAAGACTAAGATTTTCAAGTCTAATGAGCGAAAAGTTTTTAAAATTTTTTTTAATTTGTGCATAGAATTTGGTCTCAGGTTTCAAGTTAACAGGCTATCCTATTTTCTTTAAAACTTTACCCATATTCCATGTCTCGGCTTTAACTGTAAATACCAGTCTGTGTGACTCTCGTACTCCAATTAATTTATTTTCCATTAATTGTAAAGAGGTAATGTCATAATATTTTCCATCAGGTAAACAAACTTGAACACGTGCTTCACCAGCAGCTTCACCCTTCAACATCTTTTCTAATACTTGTTTTAATAACTTTCCATTCATA